CCCGCCGTATTATCTGTCGCACCCGTGAACGGGTTCAGAATATCCGCAAAGAATTTGATAATCTTACCGACAATCACCGCGATTGAATCGCCAGCCACCGGAACAGGAAACGAATCTTCATTTGCAATAGGGCTATTAACGACAGTTGCCGAAACATCCCCGCCGATTGTATTAACTTTCCCGTCAATCAAATTCTGCAAATGGTTAATATCCGCTACCGTCGCGGTGCCGGTATCATTCACAGCAAAAGTGATGCTTTCAGCTTCGCTTATCTGCATCAAGATATTGTAAATAAATGCCGTCGGGGAATTCTCATCAAATACCGGCTGTTTGTCCGGCGTAATAGCTGTCAGCACCGCAAAAAGGAATTCCGCGCCGCCCGCCAGCGATGCATAAACGCCGATTGTGTTGATATAATATTCCGTTGCAATGTTGGTATTGGAAAACCTGGCGTAAACCTGTACCGTGTTTGAATTGTAAACCGACGGCGTAGGCAGCTCCACCGACTGAACGATATCACGAAGCGATGTCATCGCCCGGATGTTTGTTCCGTCCGGGATTGCGTAGCTTGATGTTTTAGCCGTCTTAAATGCCAGCGTCTGCGATTCTGCGATAGCTTGCGCGATGGCATTGATTCCGGCGTTTGTAATTATTGTTTTGTTATAAACACCCATGCGGAATTCCTTTCATTTTAAATAAAGCCCCCGAAAGAATCGGGGGCCGGTTACTGATTTAATTTGTCCTTTAATGATACTCTACCAGTCTATGATTGATATAATCGTACACCACATACTGATTACAGTGTAACCATTTATCAACAGGCGCTCCAATTCTCACGATGTAAACATATCCAATCGATACATCAAATGCAACGTACTGGAAAGCGTCTCCACTGTAAGCATTGACATACACTTTCGATGACTGATCTTGCGACGCATTAATAAATGTAAGATTTAACTGTTTTCCATGCGTCTCAGTGAATGTGCCACAATCGTCACGATGCGTGTGTCCATTCATCCAACAAACAAATTTTCCACCCGACTCGATAAAACTGTCTACGGCTTTTCGCCTATTAATATACGCATTTGCATATGCGCCTGCATAGCCCGATTCTTTCGGTTCTAAATTGTAACCGCCGACAGGGCAAGCAAACGGATAATCCGTGCTTAGTGCGCTTATCTCTGATGATGTGCACTGCGCTTGATGTGTACAGACCACAACAGAAAGGCTGTTTGATACCGCGCTGTTTAGCAGACTAACAAACCATGTATGCTGAGTCTCGTCATAGTGATATTCGTCAAGGAATATCATTCTGATTCCGATTGTTGAACCATTATAAGCTGTCGGATAATCCTTGTAATAATAGCAATATCCATTTGTCGATGCATTTGCAGGCTGAACAACATCCCATTTGCCCACATTAGGAGCAATATATTTATCATAAGAATCTTTGGCTGATGCTATGTCACCACTTGTCAACCAAACATCATGATTCCCAAGCACAAATAATGTTTCTTTAAAAAAGTCAGTATCCATTATTTTTGTTGCATCTTCAAATTTATCAGCAACCAAATCACCTAACAGAATTTTGTCAAATACATAGTCTGTTTTGTTGTTCTTGTAAAATTCATTAATACGTTCAAATAAGAACAACTGATTGTGTATATCACAAGATATCAGGAATGTTGGTTTCTTGAAAAGTGTTACAAGGAAATCCTTCTGATAATCATATTTCAGATTAATATCATTCTGCTCAACTCCATATGTTGCCAATGCCTCTGTTTTTTGGTTTTTAACAATCACATAGAATGTTAGTGTCGTTGTTTCTGTTGGTGCAGTCACAAAAAAACCAAGTGATTCAACGTCAATGTCTGCCGCTGATTCGATCAACAATTTGTCATTATAAACAGAGGATGTTGACATTTTGTCGTTATGAGTCGCATTTCCTAATGAATCATACTGATTTACCATAAATGCTGGGATTTTCCCTGTAGATGATTCAATATATAAATAAAAAAGCGATCCAAGCGGAAGCGACACATAAATTTTGTCAACTGTAGAAGAATGTGATGTTGATGCCTGCATTGTAAACGATGTTGAATACACGTCTGAATATCCAATATCGTTAATGTCTTCAATGCTCTTTTGCATAAATCCGACAGTCCCGACTTGTGTCACCGACACACTTACAACGCTATCAGCGGCACTTCCCATTACATATGCATCGAATTGGAACGCATCTTCAGGCAGAACAAATTCATAATCTATTCCGTAGCTGATATTTGCCAAAACATGATTAGTATAATCGTTATTATAATAAATCTGAATACTTGATGACGTTCCGGAAACAAGTTCAGCCCTTACCTTGATGGTCTTGCCTGATTCCACTACTGTAGCTGGAATTATATGCAAAAAACGTTGTCCTGATTTCGTCGTACTTGAATAAACCTCGCCAACGAGATTGTCCAGTTTGTCTGATATGCCAGCTTCATAATCATATGTTACGGACATAGTTGAAATATGCCCTGCTGTATCATGGTCACTAATCGCCAAGTAATCTGTTACACATGCATGACTTCCGTTATTTTCCGCAGAATACCAAGCAACCGAATTTATATCTGATAAATTTGCGCTATTCAGCCATACACTATATGTTCCGCCCATACTCTTAAATCCGGAGATATTGATCGTTTTTCCTTTTTTAACTTTTACAAGTATAATGCCCCATCCTGATGTTGTCCCCTGTGTATCTCCACCGTTTAATGTTGGATTATTCGGATTAAGATAATAACCAATCCAAGGCACAGCAGAAATCATAAACTGCTTTAGACCATATGTTGAGTCGCTTAAAGCGCTCTTTAAATCAGCAATTTCGCCCTGGATTTCAACCTTTGCGGCGTTAAGGTCAGCCACATTAACAAGGCCCGCGGCGTTTACCGTAACGGTCACATTTGCCGCGTTCTGCATGGTTAAGTTAATCTCATAAATGTACGAATATGGCTTGCTGTCATACGCTGGCATTGTATCAGCCGCCGAAGCTGTCACAACGGCAAAAAGGGATTCCGCAGACGAACCGACTTTCGCATAGATTCCGATGGTGTTAATCGTGTATGCTGTCGATATGCCGGTGTTATCCACGGCCGCAGAAATCTCAATTACGCGGGAATTGTATACTGCCGCGCCTGTGATATCTTTTGACTGCTTGATTCCGTTGATCGTTGTCAGCGTTGCAAGATTCGTTCCGGCGGGGTATGCGTAACTTGATGTTTTAATGGTGGTAAACTCAAGCGATGCGCCCGCTACGGCTTGCGCAATCATTGACTGCCCGCCGTTAGTAATCACGGCGCTATTATATGTTCCCATATTCAGCCTCCTTTAAATGCTCTGTACAACAGCAACGCTCATCAGCGCCGCATTGTAATTGTTGCCAACGATAACGGACACAACATCCGAATCATTCCCGCCAACAGTTTGTTCTAATGTTCTTGCAATCAGCATTGCGGCGTAATTGTTCGAATTGATGGTGTTGTTAACTTCCTGATTCGCGATGATGGCTAAATGAGTAGGCATTATCTCATTTATGACATCATAAAGCAAATCAACCGCGCCATAGCGATCCGATGTAACGGTAATTTTTGCCGTGTTCTGTTCCGGGTTAATCTCCAGCGAGTATTCCGTCCCAAACAGCTCTGTCAGTTTGTCCCGCAGATCCCAAACGGTGATCGGGGGCCGCTGGTTCAGCCGAAGCATAATCCGCGTCCGCCGGAATTCCAATGTATCGCCCGCCCGTTGCGGAATGTTCATCAGGTCTTCCCAATATTTCAGCGTATCGGCATCGGCAGTTTCAACAAAATAATTCGCCTGGATTTTTGCCGCTGCAGTCTCCACGCCGGACAGCTCCACGGCATACGCTTGCATGATTGCGATATACTCTAATACCGACTTGAACCAATCCGGCAGCTGTTCCATTAGAATCTCATGCGCTTCGGGAATTGTATGAACGCTACTGCTCATTTAACACCACCTCGCCCAATACCGGCACCTGTTGAAGTGCTGATGTTTCCGTTAAAGATAAATCTGTTGAACCGCCATTAACCGTTAGATTGGTAACGTTGGCAACGGCAGACACCGACAGAATCGCATAAATGATACGCGCCACATAAACGGTTACCGGGTATGATATCTGATGCGCTACAAGGGCCTTCCCCCATTCCTTTGCAACAGATGTTATGTATTCACTAATTGCCGCCTTTATGTCATCCGTATATGTTGCAAGGCCGTTCTCCACGTTGGAATTAAAGCGGATGTTTGCCGTAATGTTGATAGCTAACGCTGATGCACTTGTAATCGTCACAGCCGCGCCAATTGGCGCGATGCCATAACCGTTCGGGGATGGCGTGGAAGTGTTCACCTCAAACGGGCAAATCGCCTCTTGCACCGTTTCCACCAGCGCCGCAGATGCCGGGCCGAAATCATCATCGATGATGCTGCAAAGAGTTGTTCCTCCGCCGTTGTAAGCGTTCGCCGGGTAAATCTGCACCCCGCCAACACCTGGGATTGCTAAAATAGCCTGTCGATATTCGGAAATGTTGCCGCCATAGGGAACAGCGCCGAAGGATTCAACATATCTTTCCTTCAAGGCGTTGTCGGTTTCTTCTTCCGTGCCTTCTGTGATGATTTCGCCAATCTGAGCGCTTGTCAGCCCGGGGATCGCCGTGATTGGCATAATCGGCCCGGTATAACTGTTACCGATAATCCCCACGGTGTCGCAGGTCATCTCATACCGATATTCGCCGCCTTCTGCCGAAATCTGATCGCCGCTTGTGAAGTTGACAGAATCCGCGCCGTTAATCGTCTTGAATACAGACCCGGCAGAAACTGGCGCGTTGAAAATTCCCTGTCTGACTGCCGCCGTTGCCGGTTTCCGTGTCAGGCCACGGTTAGCGACACCAAGATCCAGCGCTTCGCCCTGCGCCGTCAGGACAAACGCATTCTTTTGAAGGTTTGCAAGATCCATATACAAGCCTTCAAGATACCACGCGCCGGGGCCTAATGCCGTCTGAATTAGCGATCCCTGTCGTTTATCAAGGCTGTTATCCACCTGTGAAAGCATCGCCGCCAGAATATCGGCATAGCTTTTATTCGTTGTGAAATCAATCATATCAGCAATTCCTCCGTAAGTTGTCCATATA